AAGTAGAAACTTATCCGCAGTTCCCGGTGTATCTAACAATTTAGTAGCAAATAAATCTTGGTCAGCTACGGTATGTGTGTAGTCCCAATCCATACCATTCGTATTATCTCCACCAGCAACGACTACATCAACGTAATTAGCTAGGTAATTAACAATGCTAAGATGCCATAGTGATTCTTTTCCGTGTGGATAGCCTAGTCCAGGGAGCGGGAATGCCGTATCTTCATAGTGTGAATCGGTAACCATTAGAAATTTAAAGCCGTCCTTTGGTAACGTACTAATAAAGTTGTCCGCAACGCTTTTCATTTCTGGCGTTAATTCTCCACCGATATCCATATTTTCGGGAACATCGACAACAAAGTTGTTAATACGATTATTCAGGTAATCTATAGTTACCACGTTATTGTCAGCGATTTGTTTTAATAATTCTTTTAAATCGGCCTCTGCTAATCCTATTCTGTTTGATATGGTGATTAAATCAGTATCATCTTTTGCAATCATAGCTTTAATAGTTGCCTTTAGAGTTCCCCAGTCAGTTTCAATGCCACTTACATTAGACTTAGCCTGTGCTGTCGCCCAATCTAGCAACTTCTGCAATTCTGAACGAAATGGTTCAGCGTCTACATACATATCGGGATTATCGTTTTCAACGATAAAACGAACGGTATTTGTCGTTACCCGCTTACCCTTATCGTTCTCCAATCCAAAGAATCCGTAGAACATTCCCTCTTGCGGAAACATTGTTCCTGGCAAATCCATTTGAACTTTACCACCACCAATAATATCGTTGGTAGAACCATGGTAGCTAACGGCTATTCCTGTCTCAGCCGTAACTTTCTGCTCTTCATCTGGCTGTCCAACCCAGCCCATCATAAACGGCGTAAGTTGTTCTTGCTCCATGCGTTCAACAATGCCACGCTCAACATACTTAATTACTAATCGAACTTGATTATCACCAACTCTGGCATTAAAGCTGTCTGAAATATCGACAACTTTGTTTTTTAGTTCACTTCCTGGCTTGTATACGTCCATTACAATTGTTGTAATTGCCATTAATTTTCCTCCCCTAAATCAATAATTTTTCCATCACGATAAGCAATCGGAAAATCGTATTTATTTAACATTGTGACAATGTCTTCTACATTTTGTTTAAATTGCATTACCACGGCCGATTCAGTTTCCGAATCTATACGATTAATTGCTTGTTCAGTTTTGGTAAAATTATCAACTAAATCATTTCTAAAATTATTTCCTAACCCTGGGCTTAAATTATCCGTTTTTAATTTAATACTCATTATTCACCCTCCTTTGTAAAGACCGTCTCACCCTGATCACTAACCGATAAAATAAAAATAGAACCATCTGGCGACTTAAATTTAAGTCCTTCAAAAGGTTCTACCTGTAGTTTATCCAATTTGGCTTTATCTTCTTTGCTTATTAATCCGTCACTAGTTGAAGTGGCTAAGTCATACTTAGGGACTTGCTTTTTAATTTCTATCTCAAGACCTATAACGCTATCCGCTCCAACCTTTGGATAGTAAGGTTCACCTTCCGTAAGTCCGAAATCATTATCTCCTCTCGCACGTAACTGTATAATTTTAGTACTCACTTTCGCCGACCACCTCTCCATATACACTTGAATCATAAGCCTTATTGGCTAGATTCGTAGCATTTGAAACACCCTTTATGCTATTTTTCTGATTCTTAATCACTTTCGCTAAACTGTTATTATTTCGCTTCTGATAATCAAGAATTGTTCTAGCACTATTATTCAGTGTAATTGAATTTTTCTGCGTTTTATCCAATGGATACCAAGTATACCCAACTACCTCAACATCCGTTACAAAGCTCATTGGTCGAACCTCTAAACGCATCATTTCACCAGGTATTGGTTTCTGGTTAAGGTCACTTGTAATAGTGATTGCTAAACTAGGTTCTACTGTCATTTGTGACAATGCATATTGCTCCATTGCTTTCTTATCGGTAAAACGATCATCAGAAACGTCATCTCCTGGATGCAATCCCCACTTGTTAACCGAATCTTGATTAGTAACCAGAAACGGATTGAAGTAGTATGATGGCTTGTCTGAATCACTACCATCTTTTTCCTTACCAATGGCCATTACTTGATTAACAATCTCGGTCGAATCACTTTCTAATTGAACATCGCTTGTATCATGTAAGTAGTCAATCCGACCGCCTAAATACTTTCGAAAGCTTTCAATTTCATAAACCCGAATCACTTTATTAGTTGGATAGATCACCGCATTAGACCATGTTTCTGTAATCTTACTTAATCCATCCTTTGCACTATTTCCACCCAATCCTTCAATTTGCTTTTTTTCAAAACTACCATGAACCTCCCAAGTAAAGCCTAAATTATTGCCTTCAAGATAGTATTTCAAAATATCGTTGACACTATAGGATTTAGTTCCATCATTTACCTTTCGCTGTCTAATTCTAATTACTTCGTTATATACATGAGTAGCTGTAATCTGTTTAGTGATGAAACCACTTTGCGCCTCCACTGATGATTGTTTAACAATGTATTCCTCATCATCAAAAAAGACACTACTCTCAACATCTAACATTTCAAAAGCAACTAGATTTTTAGAATTTGAAAATGCTGTAAACGTTAATTGATAAGTGTTGTTTTTCTCCCATGTTATTTGAACTGAGTTTGGTACAAAAGCGATCAAAGGCTCTACATTGGTGCTATGTAGTCCTTTAACCAGAATCACATTTGGATTATTAGGCAATGTAAATAAATGGGAAGCTAAATGTGACCTTAAAATCAGTTGCACCAGTAATTGATATGTCATTCCAGCCGGTAGCGAGTGTTAAGTTACCGTAATCAGTATTAACACTTGCAGGTTCTCCATTTAAAGTTGTAATAATACCGCTCAAAACAATGCTATCCGTCTTTTTAGCTGCTTTGGTATAAGACCACGAGGCATTAGTAGTTTTATTCGTAACGGTTAAATTCTTGCCCTCAAAATTAATTTTTAATATTAAATCGTGGTTCTGGTAATATGGATCAACCATAATATCAGAAGCGTTAAAAATCTTAAAACTAGATTCAGTATGGGTATAGTTTAAATCTGCACTAGGTAGGTTCATACCTAATTGCCAGCCTTCTTCACCAAACGTATACAAGCTATCCGATCTTAGCAATGAATACTTATATCCGGATGGATTATCAAACGGAATTGTAAATGTTGCATCGTGCGAACCATCAGATATAGGCTTCACTTCAAAAGTACCAGGGCGCAGATATTTAACAATCGCTGGCTCTGCATCCGTTCTAATTCGCATCGTTTGTCGTTGCTGAAAAAGCTGGTGAATCTTATGCTTAATCAGCTTGAAATCGTACCAATCTCGAAAATTAAACAAAAAATTGGCGTTAATTGTTGTCTTATCATAGTTGGTAGCCTGCAATATCTGTCCGTCAATACCTACGTTCGGCTGGTAAGTATTTAGAATAGCAGGTGAATCACTATCGCCTAGGAACTCTAATTCCGGAATTGCTTCTGTTACCTCAATTTCATTTTGATTACCAACTTTTAAGTAGAGCTTTGGCTCCATTATTTCACCACCTTATAATCCTTGAAAATCTGCGTTAGCTTGATCACGTGCCTGTTTACGATACCAAGCTTTCATATCCAGTTGACCACTGTTTTTGATTGCTTCTAATTGATCAGCATTTAGGCCAAGTAATTTAGCAAACATTGCAAGTAACGTGTCAAATTTAGCTTCTAGGTTCTGCAAGCTTCTGTTATTTGTATCGTTATTTGAAGCGGACGTCTTAACTGGTTCGTTAGGAGTAGTCCTTGCCACTGCTTCTTGAATTAATTCATGCGCCCTAGAACGTTTAGTGACGTCTAAGGGGATAATCATTTCAGGTTTATTACCCTCTGCTACTTCTATCAACTGGTGATTTTGCACAACTCCACCATTTTCAAATGCCTTGTGACCAGTTGGTCCCCAACCTCTAGTCACTCCATATGGAGCTAAATCACTACGCCAATTACTATCACGGATTACTGTAATTATTTGATCGAGCGCTGAATGAATATTTCTATATCCACTTTTGGCCCACGCATTCCAAGTGCCCTTTTTATATTGGAACAATCCAACTGGTAGTCCTGTACCATCGTGATCATCATAGCCCCCACCTACGGCTGGATTTACTCCAGATTCAACATGTGCTTGCCAATATAATCTCTTAATATCGTTTGGCGAAAGTTTTACTTTACCGATATTAGCAGCTTGATGAGCGACCTTGATAAATTCACTCATACTCATCTTTCCAGAAGGAGAACTACCACTACCACCCTCGCCACTATCTCCAAACATTGAAGCAAGTTTCGAAATAGTCTTCCAAAATCCACTACCAACTTGTTTCTTAATTGTAGCTTGTAACTTACTATCTGTTTTAGAACCAGCATCACTTTTAGCATCCGATTCTGTGTCTTTACCATGTTGTTTGGTAATATCTAACCAACCTTTAGTACTATAACCATTGCGACTCCATACACTACCACCATTAGTTAAACCAACATGTAAATGAGGTCCCGTCCCAAGTCCAGAACGTCCCAATTTACCAAGCACATCACCGGTACTGACATGCTGTCCTTCATGAACTTTTACATCTTTTGCATTTCCAAATTCTTGATAAATAATTTCTTTACCGGTTGAATCTTTAGTAACGATGTCATAACCTACAGGACCCCAGCCAGAAGGAGCACTTCCAACTCGAATAACTGTTCCACCATGCATCGCATGAAATGGTGTACCTATAGATGCTGAAAAGTCATTTCCATCGTGTACACCTTTTCCACGGGAAGAACCAAATCCATCGGTCTTGACCCAGCCACTACCAGGCGATTGCCAACCTCCACCATATGATCCTGTACCATCATTGCCATCCAAATTAACCATGCTCCAAAGATTTGACCACCAATTATTAGCAGCCTTCTTCACAAAATTAAATCCACCTTTAACCATTGTTGGAAAGAATCCTTTAGCTCCTCCCTTAGAAAAGGGCATCAAACTTTCTAACGCTTTAGCCGGATTAGAAATAATTTTCTTTCCAGTATTCCAAAGACTAGAAAGTTTCTTCGAAACATCAGAAACAAAACCGGTAACTCCGTTCCACAATCCTCCGAAGAAGCTACCAATTCCACCCTTAGCAAACGGCGTCAAACCAAGCATTGGCGCCAGCATTGCCGAATCGGTAGCGTTGGCCACTTCGTCACCTGGGAACAACACTGTTTTAGCGTTTTGTCCTTTAAGAAATTCAACATTTCCAGTTGATTTACGGAAGATTAATTCTGGATTACGTGCACCAACTTCGTCATTAACGATGGCTGGTGTGATCTGCGTGATTGCACGTCTAAAGCTCGAAGCACCTAGTGAACCAGTACCAGTCGCAAACTTAACATCTGGAATTTTACTAATAGTATTTTCTTTACCGCCAAAAAGATGAACCACACCATTAACGCCTTTGATTCCGGTATTAATAACTCCTGAAACGGCATTGATACCACCGCCGGCAAGTTTCTTCATATCATCCCAAAGTCCGCTAAACATTTTTTTGACCGATCCGATTAGGCTACTCCATGATTTTTTGAAATCATCGCCCCATCCACTGAACCACTTGCTAATACTTGTGCCCCATTTAGAAGATGACTTCTTCATATCATCCCAACGGTCACTAAGATAATCTTTGGTCGAATTCCAGTGTTTATTCCAATTTTTAGAAAAGCCCTTCTTCCAACTATCCCAGTTTTTAGACATATCTTTGCCCCAACCGGTGAAAGTTTTGTTCATTTTCTTTGTGGCGTCTGATAGACTCTTCTTAGAATCATTCCAGTGCTTATCCCAGCCTTTTTTAAAGTTTTTACTAAACAAAGAAAGTCCTTTATTAATTTTGGTATATTGCTTACTAATACCGCCAGTAATACCTTTCCAGGTTTTATTGATGCCTTTACCAAGACCGCTCCAAAAATTGTCCCAGCTTTTTTTGAAACTCTTAAAGAATTTTTTAATCCCTTTTAGTGCGCCTTTAGTAAATTTAGTAATCGATTTGCCAATACCATCAATGAACTTTTTGAATTTTTTGTTGTGCTTGTAAAGCTCGTAGAATGCTACTCCCACAGCAACTATAGCGGCTGCAATTGCAATAAATGGATTGGCCAACATAAACTTACCCATTTGTAAAAATGCTTTACCGGTTAAACCTGCCGCTTTCTTCAATCCGTTCAGTGCTAAAACTGCTGCTTTAGCGCTTATTTTAGCTGTGAATTTAAGAGATTTAACAATCAGTTTTCCAGATGCCTTAACAGTCTTTTGTAATCCAGAAATAGCTTTACTTGCAGCACTTTTTCCAATTTTAGCAGTCCATTTGAGCGACTTTCCAATTAAACGACCTGTACTTCTTGTAACTGCATATAAACCCTTAATGGCACCTTTTGCGACTTTCCCAGCTATCTTAGCTGTCCATTTTAATGATTTTCCTATTAGTTTTGCAGTACCTTTTACCGTTTTAGCAAAAAGAGTTAACTGCCTTTTACCAGTTTCTGGATCAACGGTCGGTTTGAATATTAAACCCTTTGAAAAATCTTTAAACTTAATACCCGCAGTAACTAAACTTGATGTAAACCCTACTATTTTTTTTGTAATAAAAACGCCGGCCAATACTTTGCCCAGCGTTTCTAATGCAGATGTATGTTTAGATAATTCTCCTAAAGCTCCAGATAATCCGCTTATCTTCTTGTTGTGACTTGCCATTTTAGCCAACGGTTTGGCTACAAACTCTACAGCGCCAGATAGTCCTTTAAAGAATCCTGTTCCAACAGCTCCTAGAATTTTAATCGCATTCCATAAGCCTGTGAAGAATCCAATAATCTGCTTAGCATGTTTAGCAATTATATTTGCTAGGTTTGTAATTGTGCTTGAAATGGACTTGAAAATTTTATCGGAATCAAATCCACCTTTAAAGTTTAAAGCCTTTGAAAAAGCAGTTGTAATGGTACTAAATCCTTTGGAAGCAACACCACCCAATTTAGAAAATTGCTTTTCTGTATTCTTATCTAAAACCCATTTTGAAATTGATCCAAGGAATGGATTTTTCATTTTAAGAATTGGCGTAGTAAAAGCACTCATTAAAGCAGGCACCCTAGCATTAATCGTACGATTCATACCATCAAATGTCTTACCAAAATTAGCAGTAGCACCGGAGTACTTTTTCTGCATTCCATCCATGACTTTTTGCATAGTTTTCGATGATACTTCTCCATTTGAGATCATATCATTAAGTTGCTTCATGGATAGTTTATGATTACCAGTTATCTTCCTTTCAGTCTCCAGTAACTCAGTTCTAATTTTAGGGAAGACGTTAACAAATGACATCATATCTTGAGCGCTAACTTTACCATTAGCCATCATCTGTGAGTATTGCGTTGAGAAGTTTTTAACTGCATCATCAGATTTACCAAACGCATCTTGAAGAGTTAAAACATCAGTAGTTAGCTGTTTAGTCGTCTTGCTAGAATTACTAATGGAATAGAATTTCTGGTTTAAATCATTAACCATATCTGTTGAATTAGCAAAAGAAGCAGCCATCTCATTGGTCATATTGACTAATTCTTTACCTTTTTTAGCATCACCAGTTAAGGTTAACCAAGAAGCGTTCATTGTCTGTTGTGCCTTAGCATAGTCCATGGAATTGGACCAAGCCTCATGTAATTTAGTTGAGATTAAGCCTAAGGCAGTAGTGAAACCATTACTTACTACATTCGCTGCAAACACACCTTTGAAAATCGAATGCGACTTTGTAGCTGTGTCATTAATTCCTTTTAGTTTTTCCTTTACGCCACCTAAAAAGCCAGCAGGTTTCTTATTAAGCTGATTTTCTAACTCACGTGCTTCAGTTTTAGTCTTTGCCATAGCCGTGGCTGTCTCATTCAAACGAGTTTGCTGTTTTTTGTATGCATCGCTAGTCTTGCCAGTCTCACTTGCAATCCGTTTTAGTTCACTCTCTTGCACCTTGTATTGAGCAGACAAATTGGATATACCTTGTTTTAATCCACTTAGTTTAGCCTTATTGGCTTCACTAGCTCTACCCTCGGCCTGTAACCGATCCACAAAACTTTTTGATAATTCGTTTGATTGCCGGTAGCCCTTTTGTAAATCCGCCAAGCCACTAGTATGATAACCAACTGCTTGTTTAGCACGGCTTTGCTGAGCTTCGTAAGAATTAAGTTGCTTAGTAGCTAAGTCAATATCTTTTTGCAACTTCAAATACGTATCAGCATCTTTTTCATTTTCAGCATTAAGACCAATCTGACGATTTTTTAATTCCTCAATTTTACGTTTCTGAGAATCAATTACATTACCTAGACCCTCATATTTAGCTCTAGCAGCACCTAAATTATCACCAGTTGATTTGAGTGCAACTTCTTGGGCTTTCCATGCGTTAGTTGCCGCACTAACAGCATTCTGCAAACCTTTCAAACTATTAGCAGCACTCACAGTATCAATCGCGATTCGGGTGGCCATTTCATTTTGTACTTTCAAATTTTAACCTCCTTTCATTCAATTTTTTAAGCGTTAGTGTAAACGGCGATGTGCTTCTGCTGCACTCATTACTCGTTCGTCCCTTGGCTTAGCCTTTAAGATTTTCATCATTTCAAAAAAATCTTCATCATTAACAACGCTAGGTGCCAAACCAGATTCAACAAATAACTGTCGTTTTAAATTATAAATATCTTCATTCTCATTCTTTAATTCGGTGATTGCTGCTCGTTTCCGAGCTATAATTTTTTTGGGTCTTGTTCCTTTTGTTTTTCAACTTCAATTTTTTGTGCTAATTCAATATCCGCATCTGACTTACCATTAATTCGTTGCACTAAATAATTGATGAATTCTCCTAATTCAGATTCACTAATCTCATACTTAACCTTTTTAATTTGTGAGGCACTTAGTTTAAGTGTCGATTGTATAAAATCTAATAGACCATTGAATGTCGATTGTTCTTTTTTTATATTTGCAATCGTCTTTTTCATTTCTTCACGATCGTATTGTTCTTTTTCCTCAGCAGTTAGACTTTCATAATCTACTTCTGGTTCAATCTTTTCCTCCACCATAGACATTTCAATTAGTGAAATCATAATGTTATTAGCTTCTTCTTTTAATCCAACTGTAGGTTTAACTTCGATTGGTCCTTTGATTCCGATTACTTTAGTGTTAATTTTGATTGTCATATTAAATTCCTCCATTTTTCGTCTCACTTAGTTCGTCACTGTCATCTTTATTAGTTTGCTGAAATAATGGCCCCGTCACTCGTAGGCTTGTTACTTACGCCTACCGGGGACGTTATTTTCCCGCGCTTGCTTTGTAGTTAAATACTTCTTCCATCATGGCATCTTCAGTAAATCCTTCTTCAAATGAAGCATATTTCTTATAGATTCTTTGAACACCACGATCGTCTGTAAATACTCCATCACGAATTGGATCCAAAGCCATGTACGTGAATGTAGCGTTGTAATCTACTTCACTATTAGTATTAGTACCGTGGTTAACACCCGGTTCAATGAGTTCACCATTGGCAAATGCGTCATAGTAATGTTCACCATCAAATCCACTTGAGCAAATTAACAAAGCCACATGTGGTTTCTTACCGCTTGAAAGAACATAACCACCTTTGCCATCTGAAACATAACCCTTTAGTTTTTGAGTTAATTCAAAGTCCATATCTAACATTGTTAGTGCGACTTGCGGAGCTGGTGCCCCATGCGCAACACGTTTAACTTTGTTATTGGCATACTGTGCTGTACCAGCTTCTTCTAAGCCAGTAATATTAGCGGTTGTGGCACCCTGTCCATCTCCATCAACTTTTACAACACCATTATCACTTTCATCACCAACACCGGCTTCTCCAGTAAGGAGTACTCCTTTATCATCTGTGATACCTACTTTGATCCATTCGATACCATCAAAACTTACACTTCCAGCCATTTATGCGGCCTCCTTTTCTAATCTCAATTTTTTCGTAAAATAAAAGACCTTCGATAACTGCTTAGTATCGGGGTCTTTAATATGATTTTTTGATTGTTCAATTAACCAGCCATCTTTTTCGAAAAGAGTGGCCATATTTATTTCAGCTTCCAACAAATTAAAATCGGCTTTTTTCTTATAGAAAATTTGCATTTCTACACCGATTTGCCATCCTTTAAATCTACTATTACCAAAGCTAGTTGGTTCGCTTAAATACTCCGTGATTAATGACACTGTTTTAGTATCATCACCTTGGATTTTAGTCGGAATAGATCCTTGAAAAACTTCATCTAGCCAATCAAAATTAGCTGATTCTACTAAATTGATAGCTTGTACTACCGGTAATTCCATAACATCATCCCTTTATATGTTTTTCGTAAACTTCCTGTTCGGCTTTAAAAACATCTTTCGTAGACTGTCGCCTTGCATTGTCTACAAAATGCGTTGCTTCTAATTTTTTCGTACCGTCATTTAAGAAACGAGCTACATACGCTTTTTTACCAAATCCAACAGCACTAACACCATTCCGTTCGCCATCCATATCGGTATTTTGTACGGTTATATTGTCATGAAGATGACCATACTTAACATCTTTATGTTTTGTACGGGGAGTATTTTTGATTAACTCATCTTTGTAAACATCAGCACCCGCTTTAGTCATTTCTGAACGGGTTTCTGTGTCCGGAACAAGCTTCTTAATACTTTTCATATACTTGTCTAACTGTTTTCCAAAATCATCCATTATCCCACCTTCTTAACTTGACGTAATGTTAAATAATCGTATGCCATATAGGCACCAGTTTCATCTGGATTATTAATGACAATGTCATACGTTTGTCCTTTGTATTCAGCTTTCAATTTCGTACTAACACGATCATCATGCCTAATCACCACAACAATCGTTCCTTCCAAGTCTGTACCGTAAATCGAATAGGATTGATTAGCTGTCCGTTTCTGTGGCTTGCACCATATTTCAAAATCCGGAACAAATGTTTCGTCATTATCACCAGTATTAGGATTTCTGACGTACTTAACATCACCAAATTTAATTCGTTGATTAAATTCACTAAACAGAAGCTTCTTCACTATCCTGGTCACCTCCGTATTGGTATTCAGCATACGTACCACGTAGCTGACCGATAATGCTATTCAAAGTTAAATCAATCGGATATGATTGTGTATCAACCAATGCAATCCGGTACGTGTAATAAGAACCAGCTAGAGATAAAACAGCAATTTCAAAGGTCGGTTTTACATCATCCCTTTTGAAAAATTCTTCATCGCTAGCAACAGCACCTTTAATAAAATTACTAGCAGCGTTGATGTAACTAGTTAATAATTTATCTTCAGTAGTACCGTCAATTCGTAGCATGGCTTTTAATTGTGCAACTAACTCGTCCATCAAAGCCTCCTAACTAGTCAACTCCAATCGTAGCTCCATCATCTGTTGGCGTAGCTGTAACGTTGGTTGCTACTTCCGGTTTAGTATCGGCATTAACAGTGAAACCAGGTACATCGACCTTGTCTGATTCATTAACTCCATCGCTCCAAGCTACTTGATAGTCACCTGTTGCAACAACTGTCCCAGCCTCCAATCCAGTAATTGCTACCGTCTTTTCGCCAACTTCCCCTTCAAAGGCTTTAGTATCGCCTTTATAAATTACTAAATGTTGTTTCGTGCGATCCGTTCCTGCCATAATTAGCTCCTATCTTTTTTAGTCGCCCCTTTATTTGGGGCTTTTATTTTGACGCCACTGGTGTTGTTACTTGTTGATCTGCAATTGCTGTAAATGAACCGGCCACAAATGCTTCTGTATCGGTTGGTTGAACATCGAAACGATCAATCACACGAATTTTGGTTGTATCTGTTTCAAATGCTCCACCACCAACATCAGTTGTGTACAACGACATATTTTCACGGTCAAACAATGTTACAGCTTGCTTTAAATCACCAAAGTAAAGTGGATGTGCTGGTGCTTCTTTAGTACCTACATCTGGTAACCAACGATCTTCAATTTTGACAACTGGCTTCCCACCAATCATGTATACTTCTGAGTTTGTTACTGATGGTTGCATCAAGTAACGTCCATCAACATCTTTAACTTTTGCTAAGATATCAAATCCCGAAGTATTAGTTAAGAAAATTGAAGTAGCACTAATTGCTGTATCAACGGCTGTATTAGCCATGTGCTTAATATCATCAAAGCTTGCTAAGGTAGATTTCTTTGGAGCTTTGTTCATAGCTTCAATAATTTTCAAGTTACGAGTTACAACCACTTTTTTAGCAATCCAGTTTGATAACCATGCAAGAATATTTTCTGCTGTATCTTTAAGCAATGAATTAGTAGCTGTATTAATTCCAGCAAAACGTTTAATTACGTAGTTGACAATTGCAAGTTCTGGATCGTCATTATTTCCAATCGTTGCACTTTCATCATCTAAATTAACTAATGGTGTTATATCAGAGAATTTTTCGTAAACTCGTGAACCCTTGTTTGTTGTAACTTTTTCAACATTTACATATGGTTCCAAACTAGCGTATTGACGAACCAGCGTATGGATAGCTGTTTGAATATCAGATGGAATTGTTAATCCAGCTGCACTTCCATCCTCTGCCTCACTGGAAGTTACGGCGTTCATCCGTGGATCATGACGAATCATATCTTTAAAATCTTTAACAAACTTATTTTTGATATCTTCTTCATTACCATTAAGCGGTGTAATATCCTTTGGATTCATGTTAATAATTTCTTGTGCCTTACGTTCTTCATCCACTGCTTCTTTTAATGAATCACGTCGTGCGGCTTCTGTATCACGGTCTTTCTTTAAACTAGCAAAAGCCTCTTTGTCGAATTTATCATCCAATAGAGCAGCTGAAATTTTAGCATCTAAATCTGCTACTTTTTGTCCGGATGCAACCCATGCATCGTTAATCTTATTAATATTTGGCATCTATATGCCCTCCTTTATTTCTGTTTTAAAATAGCCAACTTCTGGTTAAGCAAATCATCTGACTGCTCTTCCTTAGGTTGGCTTTCTGGTTTGTTATTCATTTTTGAAATCAAATTCATAAATTTGTTAATTGCCTGTTTCGATGGAATTTCTGAAATGCTGTTAAGTGCAACTGGCTGTTTTTCGTCAATAAACATAATTTCATCGGCAAATCCTTTGTCTACTGCATCTTGAGCATTCATCCAAGTTTCATTTGACATCAACTGCTGAATTTTTTCGTCCGGTAACCCCGTCTTTTGACGATAAGCATTAGAAATTGAATCATCAATGCTTTGTAAAACACTAGCTTCATGGTTCATATCCTCAGCATTACCTTGCATTCCCGACCAAGCTTTATGAATCATTAATTGTGATGTTGGCGACATCCGGATTGTATCGCCAGCCATGGCAATCACCGAGGCAGCACTTGCTGCTAATCCTTCAATATTAACAGTAACTTTGCCCGGATAATTTCGAATCAAGGTATAAATTTCGCTTGCAGCAAATACATCACCGCCATTTGAAGCAACGGACAACTCTACATCCTCGTCATCATCTTCTGCTAAAGCTCGCTCTATCTTTCCAGGCGAAACGTGTGGCATGGAAAAATATTCGTAAAAACTACCGGTTAAATCATCAACTACATCGCCTTTAATCGGAATCTTCTTTGTCATTGTTATCACCTCCTTTCGGTTTAACAACCACCTTGGCTTCTGGCATATCTTCTGGGAAGTAACCCGTCTGCTGTAGCATCCAAACGGCTTGATTAGAAGCAATCGTACCGTTCTTAGCAAGGTTTGATAAGTTAGTCGCATAATTATCGCCTAGAGGGTCAATTGCTGGGCGTATATCAGCGTGAATACTTGCATTAAGCTTATTATTCAATTCACTAACAACCGAGTTCATATAGCGATTTAGAGCGTTTGCGTACATCCCTTTAATCTGGTCAATTGAACTTTGCTGATCACCTTGTCCATTAACATAAGAATCTGGAATGCCATAAACTTTAGCAATTTGTTTACTCGTCCAATCTGTTTGCGATAACAATTGTGCCACATTTGATTTAATCTCTAATGGCGTATACTCTTCCAAATCATCTAATACAATTGGGCCGTTGTTTGAGCTTCGAATTTGATTAATAAATTCTTTTGAACGGTTAGCTTTCTTCTTAGCGTCTAATAACCCACCTTTTTTGATTGACAAAATACCAGGCGAAATAATGGACTGTCCTAGAGCATTCAAAGTTAACTGGTTAGATGATTTTTTGATATTTAATTCACTATGCAGTGCTGAAAGTGGACTAATACCAGTCTTTCCACCATTCTTACTTAATAATCGAATATGAATCATATCACTAGCTGGTACAGCCTGTTTAACTCCAAATTCTGGTTCATCGAAACTTACCGTATAAATTAATCCAGAACCATCATCCAACAAAAAAGTACTAACTTGACTAGGTCGTAAATACTCCCATTTCAAATCAGTACCGTTAATGTTTCGCCATCGATAAGCAAAGGCTTCGCCACTTAATAGCAGCTGTGAATACATCGCTTGCCAAAAAGCGTGGCTATTAGTCGCATCGGTTGGATTATTTAATATTCCTTGCGCTCGTTGTGCATCTGCAAAAATTTTCGAACTAGCTAAATCACCAGACAGCTGAAAAATAACTGAATAAATATCAGAATTGTGTAATGCTACTTCGGCACTAACATAGTGGTCATGATGTGGATTTAAATAATCAATAAGGCCATCATCATTGAGTGAAAATACTTCCCGTTTTTTATCAATCACTTTATTGTTAATTGGATTTCTTTTAAATATTGGCATCTTTATTCACCTCCTTTAGCCCCAGAGATGACTTCTGATAGCCAGCCGATAATAGCAATCGTTAATGCTACTGCAATTAGGCCCCAAAGCTTACCGGCCATAAACGCTGCGTAATCGGCAATAATTAGAGCCAAAATAAAGCATAATATATCGAAATACTTACCAATCTGGCGTAAAACAGTCCTAAAAATCATTTAATCACCTCCTAATAATCCAGAATCATTGCTATTAAACCATTCCAACACTTGTTCTTCGGTCATTCGGTCAACTTGTTTAGATGGATCATTAACATCAGCAAAATCTTCAAAGTGATACATCCCTTGAAATAAGGCATCAATAATGGCATCCACCACGTCAATTTTGAAGGTGGCTTTTGCTTTATCAACTTGAATCCCAATTTTATCCTCAATGATTTCAGCATTGATTAAAGCTTTCTCCATAATGGCATCATCTGGACGTTCAATAGTTCCTTCAACAAATACTTTCTGTAAAAACTTTGTTGGTTCTTTTAATTCACTTGTCCGTTGCCGAATCGGTTCTAATGGCCAACCCGAATTTAGCTCTAATTGCTTAATCGCATTGGTTGCGCCCCAGGCATCATATCCAAAGAAAAGGACTTCCAATTGATTATCAGTTACAAAATCCATCAACCATTGGTAGACTTGATCATCATTGATTAATCCTTGAGGGTGACTAGTAATCGTACAGTACCCTTTCCTAGCTAGTTCACGATAATTGATACCGTCTTGTTTTTCTTTAGCTTCCATACTTCCAGCTTTTTGCCATGGAATAAACGAATGCTGCTCAACATACCATTTACCATCGTGCGGATAAATAAATGCCAAGGCTGTGTTATCGGAGAACATCGAATAATCAAAGCCAATATAAACTTGTTTACCTTGACGATTAAATTCTGGAACAATTGCCTTTTCGACATCTGCTAACTTCAAAAAGCTATCTTTGGACTGTTCTGTCCATACATTCATTGACTTATTTAAGAACTCAATACTATTGCCGGACAACAAATCGTTATCACGTTCACTTTCAATATCAAGTTCCATCTTTGCTCGTTTTTCCTTCATCCCAAGCAATGGATTACTCTTTTCCCATGTTTCTGGTTCAAACATTTCTTCTTCTGAATCCTGGCACCAATTTAAGACAAGATAATTTTCACCCTCACGCTTGTAATCGGCTTCCATAACCTCAACAATTCTTTTTTCGTCCTTCCTAAAAGGAACAGTTGGATTAGGATAGGCTGTAGCAATTTGGATAAATTGTTTGTTGCTAACATCAACCTGTCCAGAAGTGATTTTTGAAATTTTACTGTTATCGGAAACCTTTGGGTCGGCAAATTCATCCCCGATTGCTGTTTTAAAATGGAACGAATCATATTGTCCGGATTCATAAGTGACCGCCAAAATACGATTAAACAACTTTGGAGAAACGATCGTATCTGATTGTGATGCCAATGATTTAGGATTAATCTGCATATCTTCAATCAAAGCGTTAAAAGGTGCTTTCTGCGATAAGTCGATTAACATTTGTTTAACATAACTCATCAGCTTACTTGTTTGTTTGAAATTAATTGAACTAATTAAGAAATCTTGACTAGATTCACCCAATGATTCAATCAAATAACTGTAAAGCGTGATGATAGCCATTAAGTAAGTTTTACCGTTATGCCGAGCCACAGATACAATCGCCCTGGTGAAACGCTTGTCTTCATTTCTATTTCTCCAACCAATCAACGAAGCTAAAATAAACTTCTGCCAAGGCATTAGTTTAACTGGCTTCTTAGTCTTCATTTCTGGACAAACCGAAGCAAAGAGCAGTATTTTTCGAACATGTTCAACTGAATAAGTGTAAGGAAAGTCCTCAGTGTTTTGTCGTGTTAAATCTTGAACGTGCCTGAAACAAGCTAACTGAATATCATAACCAGCCATTATTTCTCCATCCAGCACCGCAAAACAATATTTAGTTCCCTCATCTTGATATTTCTTCTTAATTTCTGAATAATCAATGCTTTTATAAGCACCAACCACATCATGTGTTTGCGTTAGATCTATTTTCATTAATTCACCCCACTAAAAAAATCTACTTACCGAAAAATTCTTTCATGCTATCGGTAGCAGATTTCTTGTTGGTGTTTTTAACAATTTTAAATAACTCGGCCCGAGATTTAGGAGACAATCCCAATTCAGATCCAATATTAGTCATTAAGGTAACTGCATCTTTCATAGTACCGATTGCTGGATTCTTTTTATATCCAATAAAGTCTTTCCCAACAATTTTGCCCATGTTATCTTGCAATGATTTATACGCTTTGGTTTGAATACCATTTTTTTGAACATCTTCGTACGATTTTCGATAGATTTCATATTGTGTACAGTACAATTCGACCAATGTACTATCAATTCGCTGTACCTTGTTAGTACTTTCTAAAAAAGGCACAACTTTGCGCCAACATTCCTTCGCATATCTATCAAGTTGTTTAGGTGGATCCTTTGATAAATGCCCGTCGTTCTGCAAATAAAAGACTTTTTTAACCATCCCTAAATCTCACCTCTTTTCATTCGATAGCCCCCCTATATAAAAATTTCAAAATTAGTCTGCGTCACAAGATGATGGCAATGTGTGTGCTCTTCTCGGACGCCATAGAGGGCGGGGGTATTAAATAATATCAGCACCATTCAAAACTATTAGTCTTTCGCTGTCGTTTAATTTTAATTCTTGTTCCATTTCTGTTTGTAATTTAGTCATTCTTTCTGAGCTTAACGGCGTTCGGCATGCCACTACCCACGTTTTATTTTCAGCAATATATTTCACTTTAAGCATGATTATTTCCCCCATTCATCATCAATACAATTCTTTTAACATCTTCAATTGGTTCAACATCCTTTAGCTCGTTGCCATTGCCTGTGCCATAGTACTTACGTTCCCATTCAGTCTTCTTGTAATGACAAGGCCTGCATATCACTGCGAGGTTGCACTCGTCCGCCTTGTCACTTGGCTTAGCTTCAACAGGGATGATGTGATCCACTGTCTTGCTATCTGGTGTTAGCTTGCCTATCACTCTACAGTACTGGCATAGATAGTGGTCACGATCCAATACGCTTTGTCTTAGATGCGCCCACTGTCTTGTACGGTAGAAGTTATATTGTTCTTGCTTAGTCACCGTTCTATTACGTGTAACAGTATTATACTTATGCACTTGCGCTTTGCTGCGTTCCTTATTACGCCATCGTTCTCGGCTTGCTAGGTACTCGGCTTCGTGTTCAATGTGTAATGGACAGTAATGGTTAGGCAGTGGACACATAGCATGACAGCCATACTGTCTACATCTTCTAACTCTCGGCATAATCATTTCCCCATTGATTTCCATAGGTTACATTACCGCTCTGGTTATCAATCAGGATTTCTTTGGCAACATTGCCATCAATGTATTGAGCAACTATTCTATTAGTACCTAACATTGTTGTTGTGTTTGTTATATATTGATAGGACAACTGTGTTACTGGATAGGACTCATCATCTATAATTAATCGAGGTGCACTATCTTTTTCTACAATCAATAAAGCACTATCTTCTTTATATTCATCTATAAGTTTGTTAACGTCATCTGCATCTATTGAAACCTTAATTGATAATTTATCTGCATCAATTTTCATTATCTATTTACCTCCATAATAAAAAGACATAACCCAAAAATAGGCATGTCTTCTTGTTGTTTTTTCTACCACTCAATTTTATATTCAAATTCAGAAAGATTTTCCACAGGTATTGCACAATCCTTCATGTCACCCAAGTAAAGATTTTTGTACTCATCCAATAAAGAAATATTTCTAGCTAATCTAAATTCTTGTTGACTTGAATACTTCATACGTTTATTGAAAACAAGGCTATCATAACCAAAAGCATTCTCCATATTATTTTCATCATAATAACGGACATTTCCATATTTAACAGCATTGATACCTAATTTTTGTAAAAAAATATCTGCCCTTATAATTACTGGTACTCTATTAGAATAATTAAAAGAATTTAGCCTAGATAATGCATCAGAAGATAATTTATATGAACTCTCTTTTTCATCAAAAAGAAAAAAATCTTCGTCATATAACCATCCAAAACAAGAAACACATATTTCTTGTCTCCACTCCTCAATTAAATGCTCTGTTATTTTTCCACTCGCGTTCTCTATATGTTCAGGTGAATTAGTATCACCTAGCTTCCTCCAATAAATATCAATCCCATTATCTCGGGAAAAATTATACACGGTTGCACCCTCGTAACTATCGCCAATGATATCATCTCCATCATTGTCTTCTAAATTTTTAAAATATTGCAACGGTTCAAAGTGTATTTCACCTTTATTAAAAAAATTATCTACATACTTTTCTTCGATAAATTTTATTAGATAAAAACCGTAACCCAAAAAACCTTTAATATTAATCACCCTCCAACATTTGAAATTAAACTTATATAAGCAAGTCTACTTCATAGTTTCTGGAAGGTCTATAATAAAAAGCCACATAACCTTCATAGTTATACGACTCTTGAATAATTATTTATTATCTATTTTTTGTTTTATATCTTTAATCATCTCATTTGATATTTTTAATCTTGATTCATACCACACCGCATCATGTTTTTGAAAAACGAATCTAATAATGATTTTCTTATTGCGATTTAGTCTTTCAAGATTGTATGTATCTTCCTTAATTAAAGCAACTGTTTTAGGTAATAAAGTAGTATAGGATATCTTAACATCTTTAGTTCTCTCAAAACTATTTATAGTTTCAAAATTATCGTCAAATAACACTTCAAAAATGTCGTAGTACTTTTTTGGTCTAATATGATCGCGATGTTTAACTAATAAATACCGCCATCGATCCAAAGAATTAAAAGAAATTAATTTATTAAGTATCCATAACTTTATACGTAAAGATTTTTTTGGTTCTAAATAGAATCCCCAATATTTAAATAGTGCAGGTTGAGCACTGTCATTAAAACCTGATAATGTAATTCCTGCTTTTTGGACAACTTTGTTATTTTTTTTCAACAACTCCCGAACTTTGGTTGATTAGAAATCTAACTCTTCTATCCTTATTATAAAATCTTATTGTAAACCAGATTGTTATTATAGTTCCAATGGATCCAACCCATTCGGCCCATGAACCTATTTCCAACCCCCAAAACATACTGACCACCCCTTACAAAGGATGATTATACCAAAAAACCATCTGAATGAATCGCCTAAATCATTCAATGAGATGGTAAGGATTTGCACCTTACATAGAATTTGAGAATTCCAACCACAAAAAGAAATCTACATTTCAATTCGTATTTGCGTTTACCTGTTCCGCCACATCTCTAGTGGAATAAACAAATGATCCACTCTGTAGGATTCCAAATCTTTGTCTGGGTGTGATCCATACCACTTCTAACACTAAGTGGAGCGCCTACCGTTTTTTCCACTCACTCAAAACACCATTTTCACTGCCTTCACACGAGGCTGATGTCATACAGAGTTTGGGACTGAGGAAATAAGACAGCAAGGAATCGAACCTTACAACAAGCTACACGTCTCCTAATAATTTATTTGTCGAAAAGAATCGTGCTTGTTAACCATTTGCCTCACTTGAAAGATTAATTTTATACTTTGTCTTCTGGAGGAAATCCAAGTCATTTACTAATCTTTCGATAATACTAATATAAACCGTATCCTGTATGCTTTGTGTAACCAATTTGTACTGATTTTGTTACTTTTTGAACACCCTTAAATCTTCAACATCCACAAATGCCCATGCAAATTGTAGTAAAGCTTCATTTAATCTTTTATTTTCATAACCTCGATTGTAACCTGTTAATTCTTCAATTTCCGACCAAGTTAATCGTTTGAAATAACGCAGTTCTAATACGTGCCGATGATCATAATCCAATCCACCACATGATATAATTACCTTGTTTAATATGTCTTTCGCATACACATGTAAAGTGACTTTAGTTTCCGCCCCATTATCAGCACTATGGGATACTGGCATGCCACTAATTACTGGCGATTTAATATCGACAAATACAGTATGTGCCATGTTCTGCAATGTTGGGAATTCTTTTTCAAAAAAACATTTAACTTTTTCTATGGTCTTAACTTCATCTAATTCTGGTAATAATGACACGCCCTCAGCTCCCGTGCTATAATAGTATTTGTCTGAGATACTGTCATAGCGGAAGCTGTGGCTTTTTTATTTGTGCAATTCTTTATACAGATTACCCATTCGCTTTTGTTCGTTTTCGTCCATAGTTATAGCATCGTGAATTCTCAAATATTCATGGACTTTATTAATATCCGTCCCAATCCAGTTCAATACCAAGAAAATCATCACCAACAAAACGACAACTATTATTTTAAATATCATGCTTTTACCTCTTCCACTTTGAAATTAATTCCTAATCCTGCAAAACTAAGTTCTGCATGCAAGATTGAAGCTTTGCTGATTGCTCGTTCTTGACTATCAAACGTAGTAGCATCTTCACGTTCTGCATCTAACTTATGGTTGTGTTCCTCTAATTTTTTATAATATTTATCATTTGCTAAGTTTTTAATTACCCACACGTCGTTGATACCTCCGTTTATTCATCAACTTTAATAGTTCCCATTTCTCTCAAAATCCTAATATCTTTCCATATGGTTGCATTTGATGTCCCACACATGGCAATAATTTCTTTATTATCATATCCAGCTTCTAATAACCTCTTAACTCTCTTCCTACGCTTAATAACTTTAGCATTATCACTTCCCCAAACTTCTTGATCAGGTACTTTATAATCTGGTATTGCTTCACGGGCTTTACGCATTATATTTTCGTATTCCTTGAGGTTTCCCCGATTTAGTTCCGCAATTGCCTGCTTTCTTAGTGCTTGACGCTCAGCAAATGTCATTGTTAATTCCTCCTAAAGCGATTGCAATATCAGTGTTTTGAGTATCTTAATTTTGGGCCACTTATTAAACGATCAACTAGAGACATCCATTAACCGTTATGCATTTCTTTTCCATTTTCTCTTAATTGGGATTTTCATCACCACTTTAGTGCCAGCCAAATAACTTTAATTATGATTCCATAGATGGATGCTGGTAATTTAGAAAGTATCAATAAATTATAAACTTATAAGAGAGTTTGATGGTACATATAGCCCTTAACTTTAATTCACTACATCTGATTTCTATGAGCAACTTCGTACAATCTAAGGTAATAACATTTATTTAAAACGACGTAATTAATACATTTTTTCTCTAACTAATCATATTAGATTTTCTCCATATTTTTCCCTCTTTAATTTAATACTCCAACTGGATAGGTATTTTTGAGAATTGACCAAGTCCGATGTCATTTCTCTGTTCCTAATTTCTTATAGCTCCTCCACATAATTTTCCACTCGTGGTACTTCTGAATAGAATTTGTCGGACTTCGTGCTTACAATCTGGTTGTCATCCTTCCATACGATCCCTGTACAAGCGTCTGTTACTGCTTTAAATAGATTATCTATATCAGGTTTCATCGTTGGCCTATGAAGTCCTGACAACCTTCTTTGACGTTCCACTTTTGAAACACTTTTCTGTACCGATCGATAGAATTTAATCTGTACACACAACGCCCCTCGAACTGGTTCGTCTGCATATTGTTCCTCAATCACTTTTCGAACAGCCTTTTTGTAAGATTTGTACGGCTCTTTATAGTAAGGCGAACCAAACCGAGGAACTTGTGGTCGACTTGCTGCTACTGGTACACCTGGAATTGTTAATTTAATCATTACTCGTATCCTTTTCTCTTGCGGTAAGCTTTATTGCATTTAGGGCAAGGATTAATTTGTACTCCAATTGGGCTTTCAGCATAAACTCTTCCAGTCCCTTCGCATATTTCACACATTAAAATATCGCCATCCTTTTATCTTGAGTTTCTTTAAATTTAATAATTCCATCGTTTTTCATAACGCCTTTATACATTCGACTTAGCAGTTTCGGATTATAAATTTTTGATAATTCATCGCTATTAAGATTTGTGGTTATAATTGTCCGATTTCGCTTGTTTAAGACGCCAAACAATACTTGCTGTACATATTCACTCGCTTCTCTGTTATCGCGCTTAAACGAGGCCTCACTGCCCAAATCGTCCAACACAAGCAAGCTAACCTTACCTAATAAGTCCACCATCCGAGATTCGGTGTAATAACTATCAGGATGATTAAATGAATCTTTAATCAATCGCAACAGTTCATTGACTGAAACAAACAAGCATGAAGCGTTAGGTTTAATATTCTCATTAACGCCTTTTAACATCGAAATTGCCAAGTGCGACTTACCAACTCCAGGGTTACCAGTAATAATGGTATTAGCTTGATAATCACGATCCATATATTTATATGCAATCTGCTTAGCCTTTTTTAAATTAACTTCTGCTTCACTACCAGCTTCAACCTCGTAGTTATCAAAGCTAGCTTTCCATAAATCTTCATCATCTACGATAGAATCTTTTCTCAAAACGTCCCTAAATCCTCGATAATAGTTGCTAAGTACCCCCTTAAGCACTAAGTCGTTCAAATGCTTTTCCCGTTGTTCTTTAACACATAATGTACAAAAGGAATTGTGTTCATCGCCTACTCTTACTAGTTTCTGATTAGGGTGGATTTTACAATATTCATCAGTTAAATTAGCTTGATTTAAAAGATTAAAACTCAAGTCCTCCATATGAATCACCGCCTTTATTTGTTTTGCTTTTCTTAGCTTCTTGGTTTAAGTAGCTTTCAAATTTAGTGCCAAACAGAGTTTCTGGTCTCAAATATTTAGCCATATCTGTACCACTCCATTCAGCTACTTTAATATCGATTACTTTCTTGAAATCTTCATCATTAAAGCCATCATTAAATCTTGCTTTAATTAATCGTTGTGTTTTAGATCCACTAGCTCGGTACTTAGTTCCTGCTTTTTCGTTCAGGTAGCTAATAATCTCTTTAAATGTTTCCAAGTCGATATGCGGTTCATCGTTAGATGAACTATATATATTACTATCCTTACCTAACCTAACCTTACCTAACCTAACCTGGGTATCCATTTTGGATACATCTTGTATACATTCTGTATACATTGGCTTTCCTTTGATATAAGCGCCGTTATCATTGACTTCTAATTCTTCGAGATGTTCTTTGTACATGGTTCTGTGATATCGGTCTTTTTGAATATAATTATGGATTCGCCAATCTTTAACCACGGTAATTCCATCATCAAAAGAGAGTATGAACTGCTTGGCAATTAAGAGTTTTAGATCATCGTTGCTTGCTCCGACCATTCTTAAAATAGTTCTCGCATTTCCAATGAATCCGTCATCATCAGCGTTCATAATTAAATGTAAGTACAATGCTTGTGCTGACAATGGCATGTCCATAAAAATATCTGTTTCTGTAATTTGCTTGCTTAGCATTCTTCTCTGTGCCAATTAATCACCTCCATAGTTCCCTCTTATGCCTAACTTTTGTAGATCTTCAATTTTTAACTTAATACCAGTAACTGGTACGTGATATTTCTGTGCAAATTTATTCGCTCCAATTGATTCAATTTCATTATGATGAACTCTACATAATGCCATTACATGGCGCTTTGTATGGTCGACTTTGTTTCTATTTGTCCTGCCAACAACATCAATATGATGGATATCAGCATACTCAGAACAAATCGTACAAACTCGGTGCCTACAGCATTGATAAAGGTAGTAGTCCTCTTCTTTCGGTAACAACTCATAGCCTTTTTTAAACGGCACACGCCATTCGAACATAAAATCGATAACTAGATCTAGTAACGTGTTAGCATCGCTAACAGACGATTCTGTGGCGTCTGATAAGCTGATATACTTACCTGCGGTATAAAACTCGTACTGGGTATAGAACATTGATTTTAAAAATTTACTCGGCACTACGAAGTAAGTTTCAATGTCATGGAGCAATGCAAAGAATAATCTTCGTTGCTGTACTCTTGCTTTCCTTAGATCTGCCACTTCAAAGTCAACGTAGAACTCGCCTTGCCCACCGCTTACTGTCTCCAAATGGTCTTGATTCAATGGTCTATCGAGATGAATTATCAAATCTCTGCCTCGTTGTTCCGCTCTTGCTCTTTGCATTTAAATCACCTTAGAAGGGGAGCTGATCATCTGAAATATCGATTGATTGTCCACCATTGTTAAATGAATTATTGCTATTTCTCTTTGTTGAATTAGTATTGTTTGCATTGCGGTTATCTGGTAAGTCGAAGTCTGAAACGTCAATTTGAAGCTGTGTTTTACCGTTATATTCATTAATTGATAAACTCCCAGTTACTACTACATGGCTACCCTTTTTGTAGAATTTTTCTACCGTACTAGCTCTCGTTCCCCATACTGAGCATCTAAACCAGTCAGTACCGTATTCCCCGTTATTATCAGGTCGATTCTGTCGTACTGCCACATTAAAGTTAGCCACTTTGTTTCCACTTTGAATTGAGTTAACTTGTACATCATTGCCAATATTTCCAGATATAGTTATTTGTCGCATAATTACTTACCCGCTTTCTCTGTCTGTTTATTAAGTTGGTTAGTTACCAATTCAATTAATCCGATTGCAGTATCTTCCTGTAATTTTTCAATGGAATCTGACTTAACTTTTTTAAGATAAGCTTTAGAAACTTTTTCAATCGGTGTTTTGGTAACACTTGCCATACTGTTAAATAATTCTTTTAAAGTCTTTTTTTGTTCATCGTTTATCAATTCGGGTGTCTTTTGAGCCTTAACATTTTCTTGAAATGCGTCTGGATCTAAATCGTCTGTGGCTACATTGAAGAATTTTAATAAAAAATATTTCTCACCATAAGTGAGTGCTTTTCCAACACCTTTTTCTCCAGCTGTATCAATTCCTTGTGCGTACCACTGACACTCTAATTTTTCATCTGGATTGTCTGAATTAACCCACGTCATAGTCATCATTAATTCAGTAAATATTACGGTAGATCCTTTTCGATTCTGGCTTGTTTCGGTGTTTTTATTAGTAATTTGCGGTATTAAAATTAATTTTTCTTCATCCATCAAACCATGAATTGCACCTAAGACATCTGAAGATCCAGCGTACGAATACTGTGAAGCTTGTTGGGATTTTTGAATGTACGGTACTTTTTTGTGGATATTTTGAAGCTTTTGATATAACGTTTTTTCACTCATGCTT